TTCTTCCTTTGCTTTGACATCTATAACGGGCGCAACTTCTATGACAATGCCTGGTTCATGTATCTTGACTTCATCTACCATGGATTCATATCGCTCCACAATATACTTTTGGAAGGCTAGCGGCTTGATCCAATCAAGATTATTTCTGAGATCCATTTTCATTTGTTGAGCTTTTTTTGCTACCAGCTCAACACCTTCAATAAGGCATAGCCAACGGGCATATTCGTCAACAGTTAGGTCATGTTCCTTGGTCTTACAAGAAACTTTAATTTGTTTTTTTGATGTATGTAATTGCATATCCAATGATTATAAGGGCAAGCTTGCGGGCGTCAAATACATTCTTCTTTGTGCTTAGCTCTGAAACACTGTGATCCAAGAACTTCAAATTGTGTTCCATATTAGTTGTCACTAAGTCCAAGCACCTCTGAATATTACTTTGCTGCTCAATATTCACATCACTTTCTTTGAGGGATGTTGTCATATATAAGGAGAAAAGAGAGATAAGATTCTTAATAAATGCTGCATCGCTGGTGCTAGGTTTATAGTAATTTAAACCAGTGGTATAGTACTTAAAAAGATTGTTGGGTAGTGTCTGCTCTAGCATGGCACAAAATTCCATGGGATTATAAGCTACAGGTGCAGCTGTAGATATTTGTGTGGGTGGCACAGTGTGTGTTATTTGATCAAGATTGCTTTGAGGTGACATTTAGTATCTCTGGTTTGGTTGTGTCTGTGTCTTGTAGTGGTTCAGTGAAGAGAGCGGTTTGGGTGGTGGTAAAGACACTTATGGCTTTCTTGCACTCCCTGCATCTGTACCTGTTTTCTGCATTAAAGCGGAACGGTATCACCTCTTTTACTTCAAGGTGGCATGGGCATGCAACTTCAATACTTTGATAATTAAATAGCCTGATGCGCTCGTTTTCTAGTGCTTTATTCTTAAGCTCTATGTGGGTATTTAGAAGCTGTTGTATGGCATAGCTCAGAGCAAACTGAAAACATATGCCTGCAAAAAACCCGAAATACATGTTAAGACCACAATGATCAAAGATGATCCCAGTGATAATGGTGATTGATAGGAACAGGAAAACTCTAAATGGCAATGGCATTATCTCTCTATTTTAACGGTAATCCTTAAATTATCAAGCCGTTTTATAGTAGATTTAACAAATTTATACGCTTCAGTCAGATCTGCAATTGCGGCATTTATATATCCTATATTTTCTTTGCTGCTGCAAATGGGGTTCTGCTCAGAGCTTCTTAACAATGTCAATGAGTTGTTTAGGTTGAATATTACATTTCCTATGCTAGGGACTAAATTGTTTAATGGGTACGGAAGTACTTTGCTATCAACTACATTATTGGGATATTGATCATTTTCGTTTGATTTGCCTAATATGTCTCTTAGGAACACTCTTTGAGCACTAAATTCTCTAGCAGCAATACCTTGAACCCATTTGTTGTAGTTCATTGTAGTGTCTTCTTTTATGGGCAGATTAACCACAGGATTATTTAATCAATAATAATAAATAATTGTATGGGTTTATTTAAAGAAGTATTTGATAAGTTGATTGAACAAGATAGAGATCTGAAAACACCAGAGGCTCCTGAAGCTCCTGTAGCTGCTCCAGCAACAGACAAGGAAGCAATGGCACAAAAGCTAGATACTGCTACTCCTGATGATTTTGATGTCAAGGGTGGCATAACAAATGTAGATGCCATTAAAGCCAAGCAAAAGGAAAAATTAAAAGATTGGATTTCTAAAATAGATGACTTTATTGAATTTCTGAATGGTACAAATGAAGGGTCTGTGCAGAGTTTGTTGCATTCAGCTACATGCGAAACAATGTTTCAGGATATAGCCAGAAGTGAGAAGAAAAAGATTGCGCGCCTTGCAGCAGAAATGAGTTCGTTGAGTGAATCACTCAAGGGGTATCTCATTTCTTCCAACGAGTAATCTCAATCATAAGAAGATTGGCTTTGAGGCCACAGTGTGAATTCTGTATAATAAATTCTGGGTCAACGCTATTGAGATTTTTTGCTATACAGTAGTCGTTGATGTCCTTGAAAGCTTTGCCCATGTCTTCAGGCCATATGAACACAGTTTCACCTCTTTGTAGAAGTTTCGTTGTCTTCTTTCTACTGGCCATATCTTGCCATTGGCTATCCAGCACCCATATGCGTTTATGAAGCTTGAGACTATCCAACTGCTCCTGTTGTAATGGTGTGAACATGGCGTGACTATTCTCTTGAATTCCTGCTACAGCTATACCGTTTCTAACAAAAAAGGAGTCAATTGGGCCTTCAAAGATGAAGACATATTCTAGGTCAGTAGAAACCTTGTTGATATTGTATAAGGATTTTTCACTATTGAGTTTGGATAGGTACTTGGGATAATGCTTTAGATTGTCACATAGGACTGTTCTGGATTGGTAGAAGATAATTTCATTATTGAAGGTATAGAAAGGAATAACCAGACGGTTCTTGTGTATTGCATCTGTTAAAGAGATCCAGAGAGTTGAAGGTTTGTTTATGGCAGTATGCAGTTTGCGTCTTTTGATTAACTTCAAGGCTTCTATTACTGTTGGATTATCTATGTAAAAATTTAACTGCTGACAATCAAAAAGGTTAATTGAATCCTTGGGTAATTTTTCTATGTTTATTCTTCTGGGTGCATCTTTTTTATCCAATAAGATATCAGTGGGTAATAGGTCAAAATTTCTTGATTCCTTTATCATCTCATCAATAGTTTGTGATGAGACAGTTTCAATCCATTTCACTGGATTGCCATACCACCCACAATTATGACAGCATATGGAGTTCTTATCTACTATGTAATAACATCTACGCTTCTTGCCCCAGGAACCGCCTTCTCTGCATATAGGGCAGCCAGCTTCATAAACGTTGGTTATCTTCTTAAACTTGGGGTAACCAGCATATTGATAGAACTTCTGGACAATATATTCTTTTGGTAATAGAACCACAGTTCAAGTATACATGAATCTACAAAAGGTACAAGTTATTTCTGTTCAGGCTTTGTTATTGCTTCAATTGAAACAATGCCCTTGCGGATAAAGGTTCCAGAAGCGGGGTCAATCCACTGTGCTTCAGTTATCTTCTGATCACCCTTGATGTATGTTTTTAATTGAGGTCTAACTGGTTCACCACTAATGGGTGACATAATTACTTTTGGCTGCACGAAATCTGTACTCATGTAATTATTTAATCTGCAAAAGTCTATTGCTATGCTCTTTCTCATTCTTTTTGAATTGCTGCATGCATGTCCTATAGATATTTACAGGGAGCTTCTCTACAGTATCCACAATTTTTTGATCAACACCAAATGTAAATTTCTCCACCGGTATGTCGCGGTTAATCATTTTTGGAAGGCTCAAAAACTTGTGATTGTTGTTGCTTGTTGTCATGTAAACTAGCAACTCACCAAGGTATACACCACCTGTAACTGCATATATGAACTGTTTCTTGGGGTGGGGTTTGGAGAAAAACATTATGCTTTATACCCAGTTATGAAACTCTTGATTGTATCTTCTAGGATATCGTCAACATGAGGCATCAGTAAAGCTTCAGAGACTGCCTTGCTTTCATCCAGTACACAATTTGAGCGCTGAGCCTTGATGTCTAGGTCTTTAATGTCAACCAATTTCCAATTAGGGTTGGTAAGACCGCAGCTAGCAAGCAAATCAGCTATTTTCTTCCCTGTAATTACTCCAGGATTAACAACATTAAGAGGGCCGACAATACGTGTTAAGGCATTAGTGGTAATTAAATTGTATATAAATGCATTCAGGTTGTCAGTGTTTGTTCCACTGTTAGGATGATCAATGATATTGTCATACTTGAATATCTTATATATCAAATTTTTTGGAACAGCTTTGTTATTAAATGGCATTCTTATTCTAAGGGTTATAGCGTCAAAATTAGCTAAATTATTTTCACATATGTGTTTTGTTTTGGAGTAGAAGCTACTATCGGGATTATAGATACCAAAATTTGGAATGTCTGTTTCTGTAAAATTCTTTGTGTAGCCTGTATATATGCAGCCTGAGGATACATTTACTAGCTTGATGCCAAGCTTTTCACAAATTTTAACCATTCTAAGTGGCAGTGTTACATTGTAAAAGTAACAATTTTCTTTGTCAAGCTCACAAGCATCAACATTGGGTACCCCTGTGTACCCAATGCAGTTTATCAGTACTGTACAGCCCAAAGTTTTGAGTGTATGCTCCAATTGCTTTGGTTCTGTGTAGTCTAGTTGTGTGCGGTTAATAGTTGTAAGGTTGCAACCTCTGTTATTCAGGTGCTCACTCAGTGATGAACCAATAAATCCAGATCCTAGCAGTACTACTTTCACACAATTATGATACACTATTTGAAGAGAAAATCAATCCTTTGTAGCACTGTGTATGAAAAACTTGTTGACAAAAGTGGCAAGTGAGTCAGCTTCTTGCTGATTGTGTGCGGAAATTATATTAATGGGCTCACCTTCTTCATTATATCCTAATAAAATAAAACAATTGAGAAACTCTAGAATTGTATTTGTAAGAGCTTCTATGTCTTTTCTTTTGGCATTGCGATCTTTTAGCTTTCCTTGCAAAAAGTTAAAGATTGCCTTGTTTGTGAGTTCTTTAATTTCTTCGTGTTTAGCGGGATCGAAATTCTCTAGAGACTTGTCATTGTTCTTAGAGTCTTTTTTCATTTGAATTATTTAATGTTTTGGAGTAATATCTGTTGCGACCGGGGTAGTCACTGTTAAAAACACCGTGTTTCATAAGAAAATTAATGACAACCTGCATGCTATCTGTCTTGAGAAAGTAACTCTTGGGTATTCTTTCACCCCCATCATCTAGTTCAAAGAGTGTCTCTCCAAGCTCAGTCTTATTAGCATAGCAAGTGCACATGACAGAATTGAAGCTTGGATTTATCATTACTGTCCATCGCCGTGGGTCACTTTTAGCATAAACTGAAAACAGTCTCAAGACAACAAATCCGTTGTCTCGCAATCTCTTGATAAAATATGCTGGTGTTCTTAGTTTATTGTTTGATGTTTTCATAAATTAATTAGCTAACGCAGAAACAATGAATTTAATGCTGGTATTAATTAAATTGGTTTCAAATACAAACACCCCGATTTTTGATGAAAATGCACAGTTTAGTTCTTTAAACCTCATAGAAGAAATTATTCTGAATATTTCAAAATTCAATGGTATATTTGAAGCTAATTGTGGGCCTGTATAATTTGTTGATATCTTCAATCCATATGAATCAACGTTAGGCCTGGCTTTATCTGTTAATTCACCGTGCACAGTACCATCTTTAAATGATAGATATATTTTATTAGTGTCAGATGCTATGGTACTTCCTTTAATGAGGCTAAGCAGATCAGTGTACTGCAGCTTGAAAGTTCCATCCATCTTGACCTCATTGAGCTTTTCCATGCTTAGCTTGGGAACAGAAATAATGCCATTCTCAAATAAGTGGTATTTGAATCGCATATCTGCTGACTTGTATGAGAGTGAATTGTTGTCTAATTCAAATGTAATGCTGTCTTGATTGATAATAGACAGAATGCGGGTTAACTTGCTCAAGTCAGGGATGTTTAACTGTGTAGGTGCAACTTCTTCACTCAGGTTATAAATGGCATTGAGTATGACAGTATTGTCAGATGTTGCAATGAGTGTTGAGATTTGCTTTGACTGAACATTCAAGACAGCACTATTAGCAACCTTGCTTACAGGAATGAGGAAATTGTTAAGAAAAGAGGCTCTATCTTGTAAACATAAACTCATTATTCTATGATAAAGAGTGCGCGCGCAATATCAAGCTTTATTAAGTGCGGTAGCAAGGGTATCAAGCTTACGCTCTATCCTATCTATTGCATCAAATATTTGTTTTGAATATGGTGAAGCTTCAAAGTTAAATTCCAATTGGTTAGTGTCATTTGGAATAACAGGTGCATGTAATGATACGGGTGCATGTAATGATACGGGTGCAGGATATGAACCAGACGTCTGGGGCAGTTGTGCTACTTCAGGCCTTGAGACTGCTGATGTTGGTATTGATTTGATAATGTTACCAACATCCACATTAACGTGCTGCAATGTTGCAGAACTGTTGATGACACGACTGTTGAGATCTTTGATCTCTCCCATCTGCTGTCCAATGAATTGGATGGTTAGCAGCTTTGCTTCTTCAGCAGATATGTCTTTGAATGTGTCCATTCTTTATAGATCGTCAAGAAGTTTCTTAAGAGCCTCATCACTGTCAACTGTTGATGGAGCAGCACTCTTTGTTTCAGCCACTGGTACTGGCGCACTTGTCCTGGCTACAGGAGCAGCTTTCTCTTTCTCAATAACCTCAACATCCTCACTGCAATGATAGTGCTTGTTGAGCATATCTTTTAGCTCATCATAACTCTTAACAGTTAGGTATGACTCGAGATCAAATACACCTTTGTAGATCTTATCATAAGAATCCTCATCAACTCCTTCAATCTCTTTTGGAGTTGTAAACTTAGAAGACACATATGTTGGGTAATCTCCCTGTTTCTCAACTTTAATCTTCAAGTTAACACCCTTAGGGGACAGATCAAAAATTCTCGGACCATATTCTTCTGCTTCTTCACCTTCCATTGCATCCATGATAATTTTATGAAGCTGTTTTCCAAAGCGGAGAACCTTGATCTTATTATTATTTTCAGTATTCACAGGGTCATTAATGACATAGCAATTCACTAGCCATCTCTGTGTCCTGATGATACCACGAGCTTTTTCTTTTTCTTGCTCAGTACCATTCTTAAGAATTCTATAGCGCTCTTCAGCAATAGGATCACGCTGATTCCATGTAGTAGGGCTCACTGCAGTGACTAGCTGACCAGTTGAAAAGCTATTCCATCCATAAGAATAGTAATGGCAAAAGGTCTTGGTAGGGTCTTTGATCAGGGGCAATAATCTGACAGTGTATGTATTGCCTACTTCAGTGCGTATAAAGTCTTTAGATTTATTGGAGGCGTTTTGGTTGTCTTTAGTTAGAGCAGTTTTAATGCTCTCAAACATTGAGGATGTAAATGAATTCATAGTCTTATGATATATTATTATGTGATGAGTTCAAGCTTTTTTTAATTTTTTCTTTGCATGTTTCAGCAAAGAATCTGCATTTTTTAGAATTAAAATACTTGACTTTGAATGTATTGAGATTGCTAACAAAATCATCACCAAGCATAAACCGAATAACCTCATTATCAGATGCCTTAAAGTTTCTCTCAAAATTATCAAAAGTTAAGAGGCTGTAAATATTAATTTTTCTTTCTTTTAAGTGTACAAGAAAAGCAAATATATTTTCATCTTTGAATGATATGTAGTTATCAATGCTAATGCTATTTTGTTTGCAGTATTCAGCAATAAACTTAAATGAATCTTTTGTTGAAGTAAGCTGATCTGCATCATCAGGCTCTAGCTTTTCTCGTTGTTTCTGGAAGATAGTATATGCTTTAGCAGCTTTTAGTGTTGTATAGAAAGAAAGATCAACATAGCCATTGTCAGGATATATGGTGTAGGGTGCACGGAAAAAATCATCTAGCTTGACACTTTTATTGCGGTTAAAGAAGCTAGATAGTTTCTTGAGACATATAAAGATTTTCTCATCTAAATTAGAGAAATCTTTTCTGTACGTATATGGCTTGTTGGAGCTTGCTCTAGAATTTTTAAGAAAGGAATTGTATATATTTTTCTCGAAATCTGATATCATTTATGGTATTTCCATTTGTCGCGTAAAGCCTGGGCTTTGAGTCTTTTGTATTGACTGGGTTTGACATATCTGCTCTTTAGTCTGAGCTCTTCAAGTAGAAATGTTTTCTGCATTTCAAAACTAAATTTCTTATACATTTTATCAAAGTATGCTTTGTCTGTGCATTTATCTTTGTTTAATTTGACTTCTGCGTTGATTTGGCTCATAAAATGTTAAAATTCTTGGAGTTGATAAATTTCATAATATACTTACTCTTATACAAGGTTGTGTCAAATTGCAAGAAATATCTTAAGCTGTAGTAATCATTCTTAAAATCGCAATAATTTGTTAAGAGGGTTCTATATTTTTTATCCTTTAAAACCAAGAGAAATACATTAGCTAGATTTAGTTTCTTTGCATCAAGAAGGGAACAGAAAGTGCAAAAAGATAGGAATAGATGCAATAGTTCATATTGAGTCATTTTTTCAGATGGGTCAGTATTTGTCATGCTACAGGGTAGAGTAGTTTTGAAATTTTAATAAAAACATTATTAACTTTACCTATGGCCACAGTTTCCACTCCTCCACCTTCAAAGAGCTTGCTAGCAAAGTTTCCAGCGTGTAAAGTACAATTTGATAATTTTATGAAGATAATTTTTTTCTCGATGTCTACTACAAGAGCAATATTGCATTGTAGAAATTTTATGAGATTGTCTGCAGCCTCATCATACCTATCTACAGCAAATGTACTTGCTATCTTGTAGGGTGTTTTTGTGGTTCCTAGCGGTATGACTCCTTGGAATATGTCTTTTTTGATTGATTCGTTTGACACATATAGATTTATAGATATAGCTCAAAAGTCAACTATGTTAATGAAAGGTTTGATAGTGTGGATATTGAAGATGTTGAAGCTGCAGTTTCATTGTTAATTTCATCTTCTGTCAGTGTTAATGTACCGTAATCTATGCGCATATTAACAGAGCCGAAATTTGCACCAAATCTGTTCTTCATCATTCCCATCTTTATTATGCCTAGTTCTTTGTCTGAATCTTCTTGCCATATGCTTAGGATTACATCTGCAGTAAACCCTAGACCCATGGATTCTGATAAGGTATTGAGACCTGGATCACTAATTTCATACCCTTGACGATTGAGCTGTGTGGCAGTAATTACAGGCATGTTAAAAACATAAGATAATGCTCTGAGCTGCTCTGTTATATGCTTTACCCGTTCATATGTAGTATTGCCTAATGTAGTGTGCAGCAGGTTAACATAATCGACCACTAAAGCATCAATCTTAATTCCTTGATTTACAAGCTTTTTTATGAATGCTTTGAGATGATTGGGTGTAATAGTAGATGGTGGGAATTCTTTGATAATTATCTTGGCATTATTTGTATTATCTTTGTATTCTTTTAGTTGTTGATAGAGAGTTGAAGATTCAGATTTTAAATGACTGTAAGGTATTTTTGTAATGTTGGTACATAAGCGCTTGGCATATATCATCTCTGGCATCTCAAGTGTGACAAGTAACACCGTTTTGCCTTGGGATGCAATGTTAACAGCAATGTTGCCTAAGAATATGCTCTTACCAATGTTAGTTTCACCAGCAAAGATATATATGGCTCTTCCATTCTCCAAAAGCCCGCCGCCAATTTTGTCATCTAACCATTTCCATTTTGATGGTATGAAGTTTTCTATCTTGTTAAGGTCTTCCACGATCAAATCGGCATTCTCTAATAAGTCTAATCCTATATTGGTTGTTAATGATAAATTGCATGCTTTCTCAAATTTATGTAATACCTGGCTAGTATCTACAGATCCTTTGTTGATATCATCCACAACTTCAAGCATAGTGTAGTAAACAGCCTTCTCTTTTAGAAAGGTTTCTGTATTGCTTGCAAGTTCATCAGCGTTAAAATTCTTATCAATAGAATCAAAGCTTGTAACTACCTTTTTGAACCCGCTCTTGAGTTCCTCTGTTATGAGATAACTTTTGATTTCTGTAGGTGTGGGTTTTACTCCTCTGCGGTTGTAAAACTCTTTGATGATTGTGACTATATTCTTGATGTCAGCATTCTTGAAGAATAAGGGATTGAGATAATCTACTATGGATGCAAGATAAGTCTCATCTGTCAGAGACTTATACATGATTATATTTTCAAAAAAATCTAGGTCGAGCTTTTGCATAATCTTATTATATACCTTAACTCGAGTATTCTCTTAAAAACTTTATCTGACTCTGAGTAAATACAGTATCATTCACGTTCATGAGCCCTGGTGACTTGTGGATTACCCATATGGGTGCAACACCAAGCTTGAGCTTTAGTTTATTTGCATCAATGCAGCTAGCAATATCGTAATGGTGAAATGTATAGTTTTCATTAAACTTCCATCCAGCAGCTTTAATGCTTTCTGTCTTTAAGCTTAGAAACAATCCATCCAACACAGCAACACGACTTGGTGTAGGGCCAAAGCTGGTTACATGGAAGGTTTGATCATCAATATAATGTGCTACTGCTCCTCTTAAGTTGCCACTGCTGAACCCACCACACATCAGGTGCCATAATGCTGGTTGGCGTATGATAGGGTTAATACCTCCTGCAAGACCAATAATATCAAACTGTTTGTGATAGAGCTCCAGCTTATTAGTAATATTATAATCATCTATTGTAATGTCATCATGGCAAAATACTATGTATTCAAAGTTATTGATTTGTTTTTCCAGGAATGTGTTGTAACACTTGCTGAGTCCAGATTTATTATAACTTTCAAAAAAAGGAGTTATATTGGAATCTTTTTCTGCAATCTTGGTTATGCTCTTATAGTACAGTGTATCAGTTATCTTGTTTCTTGTGGCGCTAAAGAAAGCAGTGCTCATGATGAAAAGAATGGTGAGTTTGTTTTGAAGTCACCAACTGCAGTCAGACCTTCCACGGTCTGCAAATACAAGGTACCTTCCTCAAGGGGGTTGAAGCCTGTTGCTCTGATGGAAGAAAAATCATTGGTTAGATAGTTAGCATATAGAGTGCTACCTGAACGAGCAAGATATACATTGTTTGACTTGTCATTATAAATCCATAAGCCAAAGGTGCCTTGTAGTAGGGATAAGGCTTTGCAAATGCCTTTAACTTCATTCTTTGCCTTGGCTATGTGTATGTATACTAGGGGTGGGATAACTGAGGTGTCCACTTCATTTACACATTTAAACTTCTTGAGATCTTTGCGCAGTATATTATGATTTGTGAGCACACCATTGTGTGCAATATACCACTGCTTCTCATTGAAGGGGTGTGTTGTTTGGTGTGTATACTCGCGCTTGGAAGATGTGGGTGCCTGTGTATGTCCCAGGTAATTCCTGAAGCTATTCAGTGGCTTTGTTTTGTTGCCTTTCAGCTCAATGCTTAACTTGCCTTTGAAATTGAAGGTTCCCTTCGTCCTCACAATGGCATGTATCTTTGTGTCAATGAAGAGGCCTCCGTAAGAGAAGTTGCCTCTCTTTTTATTTTGATCGTAAAGCTTAATGTATCTGGTGTAGTCTGAAGAGCCAAATATGCCGCACATCAGATTATTATAATACCAAAGCATAAGTAATTCAAGATGAATAATGATGCTAAACTCATATTTGAAGCTTATTTAAACAAAACCAAGATGCTAAGTGAAATTCCTGCATATGCAGCAGGTGACTTGGATATATCTGAACCCAAGCTTCAAGCAGCTCCTGGTGGTGGATATGGACTAAAGACAGCAGCTGCAAAAACAGGTAAGACAATGAAACAAGTTTCTGATGAACTAGTTAAAAAAATTCAAGCAACACTTTTCAAGCCGGAATCACATACCGTTGATGGTGTTGAATACAACCTTTTCTACCCCGGTAATGACATGAAGCTGAGAAATGATCTGCAGAATTTAGTTCAAAAAGAATTGGGTCTTGGTAAGACTGAAGCTAATTATACTGCAAGAATAGTACGTAATATGCTCAATATAGTTGTAAAAGATGATGCTACTGGTGGTGTAGCGGTGCAGGCTGATAAAGTTAAATCTGCTATACAGGCAGCTGTGTCAAGTACTACAAAAACAGAAACAGTATATGAAATTGATAAAGCTGTAAAACTTGCGGATAAAAATATTAAAATGATAGTTAATAGTTTACCAGATGAGGATGTGGGAGAGAGGGAGATATTGGGTGTATTGAAAGCAGCAATAAAAGAATTTAATGAAGCACCTGGTAGGGGCAAGGGAGATATGATTAAAGTGAAGTCATATGACTTGCTTGATAAATTAAAAGAAGCAGGTGTATTGAAGGAGAAGCAGGTGGAAGTGCAGTCTAAGGAAGGTGAGGGTACAGGTGAAGTGACAAATATTGATGATGTGCCAGAGTATGATGATGTGGGGCAAGCAGCAAAAGAGTTAGGCTATATTAACAGGGGTAGAGGCAGAGATCCAGGCAGCTTTAGTTTCGGTGACTAATCAATCTGCACTTATATTTTTCCCAGGGTAGTGTTATCTTATATGGTATGGGGTCTATATACTTTGCATCCATAAAGCCTTTTATGCGCAAAGAGCATGCAGTACATTCACCACAAGCTTGCTCTTCTCCCTCATAGCAAGTCCATGTCTGACTAAAATCCACTCCAAGTTTTATACCCAGTTTAATGATTTCCTCTTTAGATTTATCGATTAACGGTGCTTGTACTGTAATTTTATTTCTACGGTTCAAAGCTGACACTTTGTTAATTTGCTCCAGAAATTCTTCACTGCCATCCCAGAACCCTGCAACACTGTCGGCTTGTGCAGCACCATGAAAAACAGTGCTAGCTCCATAGTTTTCTGCTATTGCTAGCGATATGCTGAGTAACATTAAATTTCTATAAGGAACGTAGTTTACTGTCTGAGGGTCACCCATTACATCTTTAGCTTTAGCTACTGCGACCTTGTTGTTGAGAAGTGAAGATACTTGACAGATATCTTTAAAAAACGGTAATTTTATGTGTTGACTATCAACAGGTATATCAACTGATTCAATCTGAAATGATGCACAATTTATTTCCTTATTGCGATGTTTCTGCCCGTAGTCATAGTTAACTGCAATTACTTTATCATACCTACTTGCAGCCATATGTAACAGCACAGAGCTGTCCATACCACCACTGATGGGTACTACTGCCTTACTGGATGGGCTCTTCTGTTTGCGCTTCATTAGAGTTGTACTGGTAATCTAATATAAGACGTTTATCCAATTCAGGGATGATAAATTCTTCATAAAACAAAGGATCCTTTGCAAAAGTCTTAGCATAACCAAGTTTATCACCCTTTTTATATTTACCTGATGTGATGCCCACAGAATATGTGGCTCCAGCTTGCTCCACAATGCCTCGTGCAGCCGCCATGGCCAACAGTCCACTGTATTTGTTCAGGCCAGTCTTGAAGGATAGATACATTTCTGCTTCAAGGAATGGTGGGATGAAACGATTCTTTACAGTCAGAGCTCGCAGGGTTGTACCAGAGTATTTGTTGGCTTCAGCAATCTTCTTATCATCAGCATCCATGGAATCACCTTCACCTTCTTTTTCATTGCGCTTGGCCAATTGTACCAAAATACTGGACATGTACACTGGGCCTGATCCACCTGCCTGACTCTTCACTAATGTGGGGTACATGGAGCCTGGATCTTCATATGTATGATTTGTGAACATAATTGTCACACCAGCCTTTGCAGCCTTGAATGTGAGAGTGCGGAACAGGCTCTTGAGTGACTTAGCACGCAGACCCATGTCTGTAGCGGACTTATCCTTAATAATATCATCCAGTTCTTTTTGAGAGGCCAGATTACCCAAGCTGTCAATGCTGATGATAAATTTACCTTTGGCATTGTTCTCTATGACACTATCTAGGAATGTAGAGATTTGATTTCTACATTGATCGATGGTATCCACAGGCACATATTTGGTGTTCTCTGCATCCAGTCCTACCCCCTTGGTGCTGTTCTCATCAATGGCTATTTCAGTATCAAATATGACTGGAGTCAATCCTCTTTTTTGAGCACTGGCCAAGATCTTGTTCACAATGAATGTCTTGCCAGTTTGACTGGGGCCTGAGAATCCAATGATCCTGCCCTTGGGCACACCACCATTGCGGCAGCTGCCGCCCAGAATGGCATTGAGAGCATAACAACCTGTATCAAACCATTCATCCACTTTGCTCAGAGCATTTTCATTGAGATAAGATGCTTCACTATTCATCTTGTCTAGGGAAGCAAATACTTTATTAAGTTCTCTACTCATAGGTCTAGTATGAATTATTGTTGAGTTAAATCAACTATTATTCGTCAAACAGCTTGACAACTTTTTCAGTTGTAGGAGCTACATTTGCTGTATCAGCTAGCTGACCAGAAAAGAGCTTGTTGTACTGATCGATGAGACGTGGCTCATTATCAACTTGAACTCCTTCAACAATATTATCACGTTTGAACGCCCATATTGTTCCATCGTTGCGGGTTTTTTCAGATACAAACTCGCGGAAAAACAATGGAATTGTTTGCACATTGAGTTGTCCTTGTTGTGTGGGCTGGACGTGTATGATCGCTGGGTTTTTTACAACTAGCTTGTTCTTATCTGAGTCAGCATGCTGCTCAGCAATAATGGTACGTCCGATGTGATCGATAAATGTGACAATGTTTTGTTTGCTCATATGGAATATATTATAATGATCTGTGTTAAAAATCAACTACTCATTTTAAGTAAATCAAATAAATCTGTCTGAACTTGTGTACCTGGTGCTTTGAGCTTCCAGTTTACAGCTTCATAAAATCTATCAATTACAGAAAAGATGATCTTTTCAAACATTTTCTCTCTATCAAGCTCAAAGATATTTTTAAATTCCTTGGGATATGTGTACTTGTATCCGATTATATTGATGCCATATCTATTAGGCTGCCTGGCATAGAGATACCTGACCTTATCTCCAGAAGAGAGTGACTCATACTTGCGCTCTATTTTAAATTTCTCTAGGAACATATTATAAAAATATGCAGCTCTTACATGTATGGGCATGTGCTTTGCAACATTAAACCCATCACATTGTGCGGCATATTTCTCATACCCCTTGATGCCCATGACAAATGCAATGTCTTCTACTGGTAACTCTTTGAAGAGGTCATATGTTTCATTAAAAATTTTATTTGTTTGAGTTAAATCTCGAGTCATGAGCATTGTTTCAATAATTTTCTTTACATAGGGTTTGATAGGCGCTGGCATAGTAGTGCGCACAACTTCAACACCAGTATACTTGAACTTGTCACAGGGTATGCCCTCCTCATCCAAGACATGTAACACATATCTCTTTTTCTGTAGAAACAATCCAGCATCTGCAATTGCTTCTCGCTTAAAGATTAGACGGCAATCAATGGAACCCAGGGAGGTGTGTCCCCACTTGGTAATTCCCTGATTCAAGTGGTCTTCCATATCTTGTACTTGCTTGTAGTAGGCTGCAGTGACTTTGCCTTTACTATCAAGCATCTTTAAGCCTGTATTGCGCACTATGTGCTTTATGGAAACATAAGAACTGTCAGTATCATTATAGATAATAGGGGTATCCTCTCTGAGTTCGCTCTCTGTAAGGTTAGCTCTAGTTCTAATAAACTCTTCCAATAGTCTATTTGATTCTTTAATAACTGCTTGACCAGTTAATGTAATTGATTCTGCCAACTCATCATCACCAAGTGGGCTATGTTTGTTGCCAAAGTAACCATAAATTGTATTGATGAGAATCTTAATGGTATGCTGTGTGATATTTAAGTTGTCTATCTCGTGTTTGAGTTTTGTGTATTCTACAGACTCTTTATCCAGAGGGATTGATTTTCTCTTTAAAAGCTTCAACTGTCTTTGGATTTCAACCCTCTTTTTATAAAAATGATCCACTGTTTCAGGTATTATGCCTTTTTTCTTCTGTGTAAAGAGAACTTTAGCTTTGGAGATGGCTATCTTTTCTTTTTCCACAAACTTCATAAAGCTTGGTATAGATAACTTAAAATTTTGTCCATTGACATGTTGAATGGTAATATCTTTATCGGTCTTATCTGTGATGGTACCTATTTTAGTTTCAGGTGATAAGTTGAGTGTGATCATTACGTTTGGATACAGACTATTGGCATCAAAAGATACAATGTTCTCCTGAAACCCCTTCAAGGGCTCACCTACATAGGCACCAGCATTCTGCTCCTCATTTTCTTTACCTTTCTTAAAGGTGGGAATACGCTTTTTGTGGAACCTTGCTCTAATAGCGCACAATCCGGTAATAACAGATAGAGATCCAAGAGCTCCTTCAAGTGTAGTTAAACCTGCATATGATATCATGCGCAAGAGCTTGAGATATTGAAGTTTCTCTTCTAGTCTCACCAGCAGGTTAACGTCTTGAATGTTGTAGTCAATAAATAACTCCCAGTTATCATCTGATAGAGAAGCGAGATTTGTATCACCATAGTCAACTTTATTTTCACTGAGCTCTACTTCACCGATGGCATCTAATTTATATGATTCACGCAATACGGGGCAAAAGCGCTTGTATATGTCGAGATAATCAACGCACGAAACACCTTCAATATGCCAGTGTATTTGTTCTCTGCCAAACTTGCCCATAAAGGTAACAGGTCTCAGATTCCCAACAGGTGACAGTCTCTTTGTATCATCTTCTCCGAGAATTTTTGTAATGCGGTTGATGATGTAAGGTATGTCAAAGAATTCGCTATTCCAGCCTGAGAGAATGTCGGGATAATCAGACTCAAAGTAACTGAGAAACTTTTCAAATAATTCCTTCTCAGTTTTGCAGGCATAGTATGTGGTGTTTGTCTGTTTTGCTACGTAATCCTTCAAGCCCCAGGTGAAGAAATGTTTCTTAAGTGAATCATAGGCTGTTATGACGTTGATAGGATGCTCAGGATTTGAGGGAGATGGGAAGGTGTCAGGACTGTACGTCTCAATGTCTATGAACAACACCTTGAGTGGATGTTTTGTAAAATCCTCGCTTTCATTCTTTTCCCAGAAATTATCAATGAGAAATTGTTGTTGTACATTTAGATTTTCAAAAACTCTAATAATGCTATTGTCTTTGAGATACCTGCTACGCTCAGCTTGATTTTTGAATTTCTTCTTCTTTAGCTTGGTATCAAAGATGCTTGTTATGTCGCTCTCTTTATTTGTTTCTAAATATATATACGGCTCAAAGGTTGTATCATAACTTATTCGTTTTCCGCTCTCATCCCATGTGAAGAGTCGGATAGTTTGATCTCTGGGTATGTATGCTATATTTCGAAACACAACTGATTATACAAGGCATTACTGATTATATCAATAACTATTAATTTTGTTGAGCAGTACCCGCTCCGGAGCATTAACAGGGTAATTATAAAGCTCATAATATTTAGAAATATTTTCTTCATTCTCCAAGAAGCGCGACTCTGCAACCTTTCTGCACTTTGTGGAAATATTCATGTACCGGCCCTTCTTGGAAAGGGTATCATCGATTTGATCTATCATTTCATCCCCAGTCTTGAACTTGATTGGAGCAGCTTCATATGTCTCCATATCTTGGCATGCAATGGGTATACCATAACAACTGGCTTCAATATGTTTCAAGTCACTCTTGGCTTTATTGAAGGTGTTGTTCTGCAAAGGTGCAACCATCATATTAACTCTCAAGTTGTAAATTTTTTCAGGATATTTATAAAGCTGTTCCCATGGATGGAACTCAATCTTACCTGCTTTAGCTAAGTGACCTAAGGGCAGAGGAAAGGCACCTAGGAATACCCATTGATACTTGTCTGATGTTTTGGTGATAATTTCACATACATGAGCAAAATCATCATTCTGACCAACCCTATTCTCAACATCAAAATGTGCGCCAGAGCCTGCATATAGAATACGTGGTCTCTTCTCATAAAGATCATAATTTTCTGAAATGCGCTTTTCACTATAAAAATTACCCATCCACCATTTGGGAGGGTAGTTAGGAATGACTGTAACGTTCTTATTATTTGTTTTACTTTTATAATAATCTCTCATGTAATTGCAGGTTACAGTAACTTCATCACACATCTCCATGATCTCTTGACAATATTTGCGGATATTAGGGTCTGTAAAAGCTGGTTTGAACTTATTATATTCAGGTATGTCTTCATGAAAGACAAGATCGTCAATTTCATATATAAGACGGAATCCAACTTGTTTTTGTATTTCTTTTAGATGTCTAACAAATTTTAACTGGTGTTCTGTAGCTTGGCGTTGAATACGAATGGCTTTAACGCCTCTATAATAATTAGGGTCCAATACCATCACTGTGCTTCCATGAACAATCATCTTTTGATGAGCATTGAGAAGATGTTCTGGCCAGATCATTCTCCAGAATCCGCATCCACTATAGTCAGCGTAGTAGTTTAAGGCGCGATTTAAAGATAGTTCTGGTGGGGGTGGTAATGATTCAGGTTGACGGGGAGCACCTTGTGAGAAGCCAGTACCGAAGGGGGTTGCAAAAGGAGCAGGGAAGGGAGAAACACTAAACATGTTATATATCTTAACCTAGTCTCCTTGATAGTCAAGGTAATTTACACGCTTTGTTATGCCATTAGTTTTTTCAAGAAAGATGATGTCACCTGTTGCTGATTTAATGCTTTCCTTTCGGTGACTGATAACCATAGCACATTCTTTAAACTTCTCCACTCTTTCTTTTAGGATGGCAATGACTAACTCTACACCTTTTTCATCAAGTGATGAATCAAATAGCTCATCATATATGGAGAAATTAAAAGATACATCCCCTTGAAGTCTGCGAATATCCATGAATGTGAATAAGCATGCTAAATCAATATTCTTGCGCTCTGCACCACTAAAATTAAAATAAGAACATTCCTTACCTTTGTCGTCAATAATGCTCTCTTCAAAGTATTCATTAAACTTGCAAATACAATTAGCATCCATCTTTTTGAGGTAATACGTTAGTTTAGTATTAAAAATTTGTAGTATTTTCTTAACTATGTATGACTTAACCCCTTCTTCTGATAATATAAATTTAACTACGTCAAGCTTTGCTAGATCTTTTTTGAGTTCTTCAATCTTATTTGAAATACATTTAATTTTTTCCTCATACTCAGTAAGCGAGAGTTCAGCTTGATTGTTACTCAGATCGATATCCTGCAAATCAACTTCCAGCTCTTTCTGCCATTTGTTGAGTTGATCAATGCGTTGCTTAATATTCTCTTGCTCCTTAAGCTTGAGCTGGTGTTCGTTATGTTTTTGTTTGAGCGATTCAATTGCTTTATTAATCTTCAAATCAAGCTCAGCTTGTTCTTCTTCTTTTTCAATTAGCTGTTTAACTTGAATTTCTGTATCATGTATTTCATCTTTAAGTTTCTTCTTCTCTTCTTTTATCATTGCTTTATCATGATCTGTCACAGGCTTAAGACATATGGGGCACTTATTTTTATCTGTACCTATTTTTGCCATGTCTTTTTCTTTAATATCAATCTGTGTCCTCATCGAGGATACTTGATCGCGGATTTTCTTTACACTTTCATCTATCTTCTCAAGCTTTGTACTCAGGAGTTGTATATCATTTTTATTTTTATCTATATCAAGAGCTTGAAACTTTGAAACAAGAGATGTAAGGGAGGTCAACTCCTTTTCATTATTCTGCTTTCTAGTTAAATATTTTTCTTTTTTAAATTTTTTCTCTTGCTTGATACCATCTGCTTGTTTCTTTAATGTCTCAATAGTACTACTGGCTTCATCAAACCGTGTAGTGTGCAATTCATAAGTCTTCTTGCGCTCACTAATATCATTTTTTGCATCATTTAGCATATTGCTAAAAACAGAGAGATTAAGAATATCTTCAATAAACTTCCTCTTTTCTTGCTTCTTCTTTGCCATGAAAGGAACTGTGTTATTAACAGTCATGATTACACAATTCTGAAATATTTCTGGTGTACACTCAAACTTTGACATGATAAATGCATTAGTATTTGTTATACTATCGCGTGTCTTATCATCACCATCTATGTATATGTAACATTTTGAAGGATCTAGCGTTCTTGTAATCAATATGGTCTCTTTATTGTTGTATCCAGTCACCGTGACCTCCAGATTAATCTCACATGTCTTCTTGTTGACATTATTAATGATAAATTCTTTCTTGAGGTCTCGCAATGTTTCACCAAAGACTGCAAAGTAAATAGCATCTGCGATTGTAGACTTACCGACACCGTTGCGCCTATCATCCTTATCTCTATTGACACCAGTAATGATGTGTAAGCCTGGCCGAAACTCTACACTAACTGGTTCACTACCAACAGAAAGAAAGTTCTTTATCGTTATTTTGTTAAATTGTATGCTCTTCATTTGTGTTTTTTATAAAGATCCTGACTGTATTTTATAATAAACTCTTTGTCTTCAATATCTAGTAAATTGATAAATTCCTCTATAGCTTTAGATATGTCAACACCGGATACATCCAAATTGGCATCATCATTAACCTGTATCTCATTGCTAACTAAAGAATAATCAACAGAGAGAGAGAATGGTTTATATACAGCTAGTTTCTTGAGCAAAGTATCAACATGATCAGGTGCAACTTTCATATCAATGATGAGCTTGACAATATTACCTTCAATTTCTGATTGTATTTTTTTGAGATCGCTTTGATCTTTTACTACAGCTCCTTGCTTTGTAATTGCAATTAAGTCAGTTAATAATATTTTTTTATGTTTAGGTGAGATGGGATTTTCAGTAAAATTAAGACTCATATCTTTTAGATTCAAGATATAATACCCTTTTGTTGTGCCAGTATCACTAAAATCCATCTCAAAAGGATTACCTACATATACAATTTTCTTACCGTTGTAATTTCTTTCATCACGAAGATGAAAATGACCTGTGAGCACCAGTGATCCTCTGCTTAGCAATTCATCAGTCTTAGTGCCATGGTCACACAGCTTATAGCTGTTCATCTTAAAGCTTTCAATCTCAAAATGACCAAAGATTATATCTGATATATCTATTTCAGCAGTGTTATATCCCCATGGTACAAAACAGCATTTCTTACCTAAAATGGTAGTATTAGTAACTCTTGAAACAATTGAAATATTCTTCCAGCCATCAAATAAAGCTAGAGAATTTATATCAGCTCTATCCTTGTAATATGAATCATGATTGCCTACTATTATGACAATGTTAAAGTCCTTCCATATCTTAAAGATTTCATTAACAATGTGTAATGTGTTTACTGCGATCTCATCACGATAGTGAAAGACATCTCCTAAAATAAAAATATCTTTTATATTTTTTTTAACAAGCTCAAGCTTGAGCCATTGAGCCCATTTGAGAGCTATGTCGTGCCAGAATATACTATTCTGGTGCACGCCAATGTGGAGATCTGCAATACAGCAAATCTGATCACCGCGTACAGTAAAATCTTTAGTTTCCAGAAGAGTTGTAGTTCTCGTTATCATCATTATTTGGAGAAGGATCTACGTATATGTGGTATGATGCATCACTATCGTGCGATGTCATTAAATCTGTATAGACGCGGTCCCTATAATTAGTAACAGTTTCATGATGCTTTTTTTCTTTTTTTATTCTGTTGATAAAAGCATGGAATGCTATGGTTGTAAAATAAGAGAAGGGGCTAAAGCCTGAATCAAGTTTGAACTTTTTATTTTTTAAAGCTGCCACCATCTTTACGATGGCATCACCTATCATATCATCCTTGTATGAGTAGTTAATGAAGTTAGGCGCATATGAAAGCCCTTGAGCTATCTTAGTAATTGATTCACCGAGTTTAATTGAAATAAAATCCGTATTATAATAGATGCGTATTTCTTCCTCAAATTCACGCCCATTAACATAGTGTACCTTTTCTTTGCCCCTAGGCTTTTTTACCAAGGATTTGTGAGAAGCTGGGCTAAGGATGTTAGTGATTGGGTCTACAGCAGGAGCTGTAGTATCACTCTTACCGTCATCAGTTTCTTCAGGATGTCGCTTGCTCTTGTGCTTGCTTGATTTGGTATGTAATGTTTTCTTTTTCATATAAATGTTTTCGTTTTTCGAAATGCTGAGAACCGTATTGTAGATCATCTGCAATGTCTATGATTATAAGCTTATCTTTATCCTTATGCAACCGTAAACCTCTTCCGATCGACTGTAATATCCTTATTTTAGCTTTACCTCCACCTGCAAATATAATGTAGTGTAAATTTTTAATATTGATACCTGTAGAGAATATCTTAGAAATGGCTACTACAACAACGTTATCGCATTCCTCCATTAATTTTCTAACTTGTTCTCTTTCTTCTACTTCGACTTCACCGCGTATAAAAAATACCTGTTTATCATTACATGTTTGCTTGATGGAATTGTAAACTGTTTCGCCATGCTCTATGTAATCTACTAGTATCAGGGTATTCTTTAAGGTTTTACATGCAACTCTGGATAGTATAGTATTTCTGAATTCATTCTTTATTAAGAAGTTAATCTCTGCTCTGTATCTATCGGATGCATTCTTTAGTTCCTTAGGATATGCGGGGAGTGTTTTATAGCTCAACATCAATACCTGCACTGTGACATTGCTTACATAGCTTTCTAACCGCAACTGATAGCTGGTCTTCTCGTAAAGAACAGGTCCAATCTTACCTATTATATTCCATTGATCAAGTAAGCAGTCAGGCATAGTGCCAGTTAATCCAAAGCGAACTGGTGTTTTTATTTTTTTAATTATCTTATTTACTTCATTACCTCTTCTGATTTTATGCACTTCATCAACAAACAATGCATCTACATCTTCTATCCAAGTTATGTCACTGTTCTTACTCTGTAAAATGCCGAGATTAGCAATGATAACATTTGTATTTAGATTTAAATCGTGGCTACCTGTCCACTTGCTACAGGTGAATGGGACGTTATAAGAAACAAAATCTTTTGATGTCTGCTCCACAAGACTCAAATCAGGGACAATATAGAGACATTTTATCTTTGTGTTTAGTTGATGCAGTTTAGCGAGAAGAGATGCTGCAGCAAGTGTCTTGCCACCAGCTGTTGCAAGCACTATTGTACCTCTGCCTGACTTAAGAGCAGTCCTGACTATCTCCTCTTGGTAGTCTCTGAGAGAAATCGACAGTGGTACAAGCTCCTGACTATGTGCAGATTGATTTTGCCAAGTTCTAGCTGGTTTTATTTCATTCAGCAATTCTTCTTCTACTTTTATCTCATCAGGATACTGTTTTGTAATGAAGTATCTTTTAATTTCCACTGCAAGACATGGCTCAAATTTGCCTGTGGGTGTTATGGCATAGGTTCGTTGAGGTGCAAATCGACCATAACCTCTTATAAATTTTGCAGCCTCATTTTTAATGGAAAAGTGTTCCCGTATTTCATTTAGCTTATCACTATCAACAATACCCATCCTCTTCTTACTGTCAAACTTTAATTCCGTCATGTTGTCTCAAGTTTTATTATCTCAAGTATATTCTTTATATCATATGATGCAGAGCTTAAGGTTTTCTCTGTTTTTTCCAATAATTCTATTACAAGCTCCAGCTCTCTTATTCTAAGATAGAAATCCTTTACTTCACTTGTGCTGTCTGCCATTTTCTCGAGAACAGGTGTTGTGAGCTTAACTGATGCTGTTTCATTCAGTTTCTTTATTAATGTAGATTTGAGTGTTTCCTTGTCCTTCTTTAGGTTTGCCAGCTCTAGCTTGTGCCTGATGCATCTGCCTGCCCACTTGTGTTTTATGCCTGGTAATTTAAGTGCATAGTCCTTGAGGTACAGTTCATCTATCTTTAAATCCGCTTCTAGCTCCTTTATATATTGGTCTAACACATATAAATAATAGTATAAGTATACAAGTAATCAATGAAAACATTTAAACAGTTTTATTTGGAAGAAGCAGCTGGTGCACGTTGCACTAAGGTTACTGGCCAGCAGTCATCCACCCGGTCTGATAAAAAATATATGCGATGCACACGTGTGGGTGGCAAATTAAAGAGGGTTCATTACGGTGATCCCAATCTGCGTATTAAAAAATCTAATCCTAAGAAAAGGAAATCCTTTAGAGCGAGACATAAGTGTTCTTCAGCAAAACCAGGAACAGCTAAGTATTTTAGCTGTAAAAATTGGTGAAAAATTTTAAAGATTTCTTCAATGAGCAGAATGTTGCTGGTGGAGCAAATAGTGTCTTTGGTCACAGTACTGCAGGTGCAATAGGAGCAACAGGCAATCAATTTCCATCACAGACAGATAAGGGATTCAACGAAGGAGATTTTAGATTGCCCAAAGTGTTGGGTGCAGGTAAGAGAAAGAACAAGAGAAAAAAATTTGTTGTGCAGAGACGCTACTTACCGGGATTAGGACTGTAATTGCATGGATATGGGACATTGGTTGTTGCAGGAGAACATTACAATGAATGAGGATACTTTTGGCTTTATATATGAAATAACAAATACAGTAACAGGGAAAAAATATATAGGGAGAAAGCAGTGCAGATCCAAATTGAAGCGCAAGCCATTGAAGGGTAAGACACGCAATAGAATTGATTACAAGGAATCTGACTGGAGGGAGTATACTAGTTCTTCTAATGAGTTGAATAGCGATATAGGTAAAATTGGTAAAGATAAGTTTGTATTTAAAATACTGAAAGCGTGTGGCTCAAAATGGGAATTGGCATACTTTGAAATTTCAGAACAAATTGCGAGAGGTGTATTGCTGAGCGATGATTATTACAATGGAATTATAAATGTGCGTATTGGAAGACCTCCAAAAAAAATGCTTGATTAAGGTCTTTCTTTATTCATACTCATTGCATGCTCGAGGAGACTATTCTCAAGGAATATAATCTACACATTGTTAATTTTAACTATATCTTTAAACATTATATAGAAAAGAAGCTTGTTAACGATCTGTATGATCACAAGGTTTTAACTATAAAATCATCTATAGTACGCAAACTCATATACCACCACGTAATACATGAGCTTTGCAATTATGTTCTCAAGAGAAAGCGACTAGAGAAAATTGTTATATTCTTTAATACTAGTGAGTTATACAATCTGGAGATATGTCAATATCTACCTGAAGAAGTGTTGATCAAGTATCTTGAGATGGTTATAAGAAAGGTGAAATCTGTCCTTCCATTAAGAATTTATCAGAGTACTGCAGCTTTTGAATATTTTATGCATAAACTTGCAAAAAAAGATGGAGCAGGTAGAGAGATGCTCTTGAGAATGAAGCATTTAGTAGATTCAAGTGATATATATAAGTTTACATTTGAGAAATGTAGAAAGTTTGTTGCAAGGGAAGGACTTCTATTTCTCAACACACAGTACTTCAATAATCTTAAATCCAAACAATTGTTACTTATATGATAAATAATTCTATGAGCTTTACTGAAAATCTAAATAAATACGTCTTATCTCTTGAGCAAGACCTTACGTCCACACAGCAACAAGATGCAACACAGCCACCAATTACACAAGCAGTGGCAATACCAAAGCCCACTACTGGAGAAGCTAAGCCACAGAGTGTTTCACCTGAGGGATATGTAGAGATGGTGCGTCTTCTTGCAAAAGCTCTTGTTATGAATGTTCCACCAGAATCCATTGATCAACTCTTCAACCAGGAGGTAACAAGTGAGAATGCAAGTGAAATAGCACAGGGGTTACAAGGCCTTATTAAGACAACTGGTAACTTTAGTGACAACCCTGAGAGGGTAGAGAACAAGCATTTTCTACAATTTTACAATACAATTAACGAGAATAATTTTTATAAGAAATTTAAGGAAATTGTTTCTATCATGAAGAAGTATAGTAATGATATTGATATAAGTTAATAATGAAAAAGCGGTACAAGAGCTTGGGTGAGGTATATTTGGCAGAATCTTTTCTAAAGAAATTGCCTCCACTCCCTGGGCAAGGAGTTCTGGGTGAGGCAAAAATTAAGATAACATTTAATGATGGTCGTGTGAAGGAGCTTGAGACCAGTGATTATACAGCAGGCAAACTGCTTGGTGTAGAGGCCAAGGTAACAACTGGATTAAATGAAGAAGCAAAGAAATGGTTTGCAGCGGGAGGATGGAGGGAAGAGGCACAAGGCATAGGTGTACCGATGCTGGTCAACATAATTGAAAGAAATTTAAAGACAGATAATACAGGCATTGTGAGGGAAGTTATTGAAGATATAAATACAATTCTAGGCATAAAGAAGACCTTGAGCAATTTTAAGGCTAACCTGAAGGAGCCAAAATTCTCTGTTAATGGTTTCATTAAGAGTTTTCCTGTTAAATTGAAGCAATTGGGTAATGTGAGTCTCATTAGAGACATTGAGAGGAATTTAATATTTTCTGAAAGTGGTGTGACGATAGGTCCAGGGGAGGTTCTGGCAACACTATATAGTGAAATGGTGAACCCTAGGAAAGGTGATTTGTCTTTTCCAGATGGTAAGGTAGTTGAGCTCAAGGGGTCTACTAAAGAGGATTCAGGTGGTCGACCAGGTAAGAAAAGTGTTGTAGATGCAGCAACAAGAGCTCTTGTAACCTTGAGGGCTGAGTACAGTAAGCTGCGTGGTGTGATGGATGCTAAGCTGGCTACAGAGCTGGTTGAAATATTAAAGCCCTATAGGTCAGTGCTGGATAGCATGATAGGTGATGTGAAGCTGAATCAAAAGAGATTTGCAAATCAAAAAAGATTTGTAAGCGTAGCAAATATGATATTTTCTGATAACATGAATATGGGTAAAATTCTTGCAAATATTCCTGATTTAGATGCTTTCGCCAAAGCAGGGGATACTCTTACAGGTAGTACTGTGGGTACGCAGATTGCAGAGAAATTGAGTGTGTACAAAGATAATAGAGAGGGTAAGGAGATTAAAACATTTCGAAATTATTTTAATACAGAAAAGAGATCAAATATTTTAGCAGAAAAACTCGCTTCCTTTTCAGTGCGCCCTGAGAGAATAGATAAAGTGTATCTAGAGAAATATTTAGTTAAACTTGGTAATGACTTCAATTCTATCTACGCTGCAAAAATTGTCTCAGCAATACAAATCGCTGATTATCAGGCCGAGGAGGGGTTTAGTTACATCATTTTCTTTAATAGTATGTCCGATCAGCAGGTTGTTGTAGGGGAATTTACCCAAGATTATATGACAAATTTAAATATAAGCATTAATAGTTCACTAAGGTTCAAGAGTGTTAACCCAGGCACTGGTGGTACTTCGGGTAGAGGTGGGTTCAATATAATTGTATGATAACTTTTGAAGAGTTTTTATTGCTGGAGGGGGGTGCTGCTGGTCATATGGCACACCCCTTTGATCTGCCCTCAGTACGTACGGGCAAAGATCTTATTAATTTTTTTAAGAAAGCAGGTGATAGTGTAGGAAGAAATAAGACACATGTGAAATTTGATGGTTTAAATATCAGCCTGAAGCTTGTAGAGGAAGATGGTAAATACCGGTTTGCTCTTGATAGAGGCAGTAACAAACCCATAGACATAAAGGGTATTACAGCAGATAATATAGAAGAAAGGTTTGACAAAGGACATGGAATGATACCTGTGGGTAAATTTATATTAGGTGTCATGGATAGTGCTCTTGATACAATAAAAACAGAACTCAAGGTGTTGGGTCTTTTCAATTCAAATAAGTTTCTGAATACAGAGTACATTACAAAGCTTACCAATGTAACTGAATATGATAGAAATATGGTAGTATTTCATGGAGTAAATGAATTTTTTTATGAGAAGAGTCCGCTCAGAAGATCATCCAGAAGATCATCACGTGAAATTTCATATAACAAGAAGACATTGGATCAGCTTGTATCAAAATTAAAGCCAATTTTCATGCAGCATGATTTTGAAGTGTTTGGTCCAACCCGAGCAACCGGTGAAGATGCAGCGGATTATAATTCTGTCCTCAATGGTACTCTTGGCATTGTATACAATGGCAATGATATGCAAACAAAATCTCTTAGAGGGTGGCTTGAGGGTGCAAAGAATCCAAGCAAGGTCTTTGTGCGTGATGTTAACAACAAGAAGATACCAGCAATGTCAAAGTCAAATTATTTGTACATACTAGCAGGTAAGCCTATAGCTGGTCTGGTTGGTGATAATCCTGAATATCAAAAAGCTGTGGCAGATGGTGCAATATTCTATCATGCGACCCGCATGTTGGGTAATATGTTTCTTAAGACCTTGGGGTCAGAGGCAGGTGAACTTGCAAAACATGAGGGCATAGTCATAAGAGATGCGCGTGTTGCTTCTGTTCCTGTGAAAATAACTGGTGAATTCATTGTCAAGGGAATGTCAAGTCAATTTCAAAAATCAGAGAATGAAGAAGGTGTGAGTGGGCTTGTGGGTGCATTAAATTATGCAAACACTACTGGTGATTATATGCAGAATAAAAGTTACTTGAGACAGCCACCATACGGGAGCCCGCCTAATGTTGGAGCATACGTATGATATGTTTTGAGACATTTTTCTTTGAAGAGCAGGATACAAGAGCAATTGCTCTTCTCCCTGGTGGATTTAAACCACCGCACAAGGGTCACTTTGAAGCATTAAAATATCTACTCAAGGTGACGGGTGCCAAACATGCAATAGTATTTGTAGGGAAGTTGGCACGTGAAGGTATTACACAAGATCAAGCAATAAAAATATGGGACATATACATGAGATATATTCCTGCAAAAATAGAAATAATGCCTGCCATAGGAATTGATAAGGCAGGGAGAGAGGCATCACCACTTAGTATGACATATGATTTTATTGCAGATAATAAAGATAGTTTTAGTAATTTTTATGTTGGAGCAGGTGCAGAGGATTTAGCAAGGTTCAAAGGTTTGGAAAAAGATAAAGAAAAATATCCTAATACCACAATAATCTCCATACCGCCACAATTTGATAGAATCTCAGGAACTATTACACGCAGTCAAATACAGACAAAAGATGCACAGGCTTTAGACTTTATTCCGCCAGAGATAAGAGAGAAAGATCAAATTAAGAGAATTCTATCCCTCTAATTGTTTTAACACTTCCAGAAATAGTTTTTCCTTAGTTTCCTTGGATTCATTCTTGAGCTTGTGCTTCAAGGAGTCAAGCAAGTGATCTCCACCAGTCACGATAGCATTGTATAGATCTATTTCTGTTTCTTCTTGAAGCCCACCAATGTCATTCATGGCAGTAATTTGATTTCTGAAGCTCTCAAAATCCTTGTAATTAAATACAGAATTCAATTGGTCGTGTGCATTAGTGATTTTACTCAATACCCATGCTTCTATATTTGATCCTGGCTTCATCAAGGGGTATAGCATAGCAGAGAGCTTAAAAATTCTGTAAATTAACTGTTTAGCCATATAGGAATAAGAATCAGCATCTTCATGCTCTGCATCACACATGCCACCACACTCCTCACAGTTTTCATCGTCACCTTCTTCTTCTTCTTCTGCTTGCTGCGGTACTGCTGCAGGACCTGTGACAGTAGCTGTTGTTGCAGGTTGATTAGGCGCAGTACCAGAAGTTGGTACCTGCACAGCAATCTGTTTCTTTATTGCAGAAGAAGATGGTATTCCTGTTGCAACACCAGCAACACCATCTTTAACAAGCTTATTAACTTTAACTCTTTTTTCTGGTGAAAGATCTTCAGAAGGGCCACCCTGTGCACCAGGGCCCATATTAAGTTCATTAATCTGTTTTGCATAAGCTTCATTAAGCAGCTCAAAATCCTTCTTTACCATGAAAATATTTATTCTTTTCACATGGACTTATATAAGTATTATTAGTGATTATTTTTGAGAAGTTATTTATTGAGGCCATTGATAATGATTTAGTTAGCAAGGGACCAATTTTGAGTGTAATAGAGGAATTAGATATAGAAGGAATCGGCAAAGTGAAAGCCAAGGTTGACACAGGAAATGAAGCATACAATGTGCTGCATGGTACAGATATTACCTATGCAGATAACTCAGCAACATTTAAGACAGTTAATAATGTGACAGTAACGAAACCTGTCTTGAAAAAGATAGAGATTAATATAGGCAGTGGTAATATTGAGAGCAGACCTGTTGTAGAGATGCCTTTCACTATGCATGGTAAGAAGTATACAACACCATTCAGCATAGCTGACAGAAGCACCAATGAAGAGCCTGTGTTACTTGGTGAAATTTTTCTCAGTAAAATAGGTGCAACTGTTGATGTGAATTTAAATTAATTTACGATTCTGCGCAAATTCAATAAACTTATAAAACTCATTGCGTGAATTGTCTTTGTCATCCAAGAATGCACCAGACATTCTGGCAGTACGCATTGTTGAGTCATGTCTGATGCCGCGGTTAGAACAACATGTATGTGCAGCTTCAATCATTACTGCAACACCTTTATTTTTGCAACATACTTCATCAATATATTTGTGAACTTGCATTGTTAAATTTTCCTGCACTTGAGGGCGGCGAGCAAACCAGTCGACAATGCGATTGAGTTTGCTCAATCCAATGACCTTGCCATCTGTAGCAGGAATATAAGCTACATGTGCAAATCCCATGAATGGTGCATGATGATGAGAGCAGAGTGATGTGAGTTTGATGTTGTTCTGACAAACCATGCCATCATATTGATCAATGTTCTCAAAAGCAGTTACTTTTGGTGGATTGCTGTAACACCCAGCAGCAAAATCATCCACAAAAGCCTTGGCCACTCGGAGTGGTGTATTGGAGCTGTTGGGATCATCCCTCCAGTCATATCCCAGTGCATCCATGTATGCCTCATAAGCTTTTGCAGCTTTCTGTATGATTGCACTGCGCTCTTCTGCAGTGTGTGGATGATTGTGATTGGCAAATTGAAAGCGCTTAGGATTACTCATAACATGTATTATATGATATATGACGTCGATTTCAATAAATAATATTATGGGATTTCATAAGTTACTGAAAGAATCATTGATGAAAACGAATCTTGTGCGTGTGAGAGTTAAAACGGATCCCGCCAAGATATCAGATAATGAGGATTTTAGAAAAATTGCAGGCTATGAGGGGTTTATTCTCAGTGAAGATAGATTAGGATTGAAGATATTGTTGCTTGATCCTGAATTGACTATCAAGGGTGGAGTTCCAAGTGAATTGTTAGAGATATTAACACACCAGCATGACATAGATCTAACCAATGATTACAAAAATTATGCTAAAGACTGTCTTGCCAAGCACAAGAATAAGAAAGAAAATGACCCTGTGTTTGGTCAGATAGATAACACCAGTGACATAGGTGAAATAGAGGTTTTTCTGAGACAATCGGGTTACACGGAGAATGAACTCAATGATCTGTACAGGAGCTACATAGGCAATGAATAAATTTGATGAACTGGTCAATCGCATTCTGAGTGAAGGATTGGGTGCCAATCTCAAAGCAATGGGCAAGACTGCCGTTAAAGCACCCTTCAGAGCTGCAGGCTATGTGGCCGGCAAGGCAATCAACCCAGCTGCATATGCACGTGGAGCTGCAGGGGTGGTAGGAGCTGTTGCAAAAGTGGCTCAAGCTCCAGGCAAGGCCTTGGATATGGCTGATCAGATGGTCAGCAAGGGCACAATAGCGCCATTGGCTAATGCAGCTGCAGGTGCAGTGCAAGGTGGTCTGCAGAAACTTGGTGGGGCATTATCTAAGGCAGGTACTACATTAACTGGTCAATACCAGAAACAAAAACAGGATGATTTAAAATCTGGTGCTTTTGTGGATACAAATTTACCAGCTGGCACTGTGAGCTTTGATCTTGCAACCATGAAAATGAACACAGCAGCAGGCAAAGCAAACATAGGCTTACCTGCACGTGCAGGCGATGTGACACAGTTAAAGCCAAATGATATTTTTACTGATATTGACAAACGCTCTGGTAAATCATCAATTTACAAAGTGGTAAAGAAAACAAGTGACAACAAAAATCTCTTGGCAATTCCTATAACTTTCAAAGGTGCATAATAATTAATCTGAGAATACTAGTTGATTTTTTAAAAAAATTGGTTATAATAATATAGGTAATAAAAAAGAACATTACCAGATAAAACAATATGCCATTTAACAACGACTACTATCTCCAAGAAATGATGGACACATTCATCAGAGATAATGAAGTAGAATTATTAATAGAAACAGGAACATACAAAGGTGACACAACAAGATATCTAGCAACACATAATAAACCGGTAATTACTACAGAATTAGTTGAAGAATTATACAAAGAAGCATGTGACAACACCAAAGAGCATGCAAATATTACAGCATTGCTAGGAGATTCAACAACTCTCCTGCAACCTTTGTTGCCTTCAAATAATGAGAAGGTGTTTTTCTTCTTAGATTCACATGGTGCCAATGATCGATCATTGGATAGAGAATTGGATCTGATTGCAGAATCAAACATTACACCCTTCATTGCCATACATGATTTTCTAGTACCAGGTACTTCTCTTGGATATGATTCGCATGATGGGCAGGCATATTCGTTTGAAGTGTTCAAAGACAGATTTGATAAAATCTATAAACAGTTTGGTGGATATGTTTATCATTATAATGACGATAAAGCAGTAGGTAGTCGCAGAGGTTGCATATTTCTTAAGCCTCTGCCAAAAAAATAACTTAGATGGTAACTCTAGTGGAATAAACTGATTAACAATATACAATAAAGAATATGAAATTTAGCAGTACAAAAATAATTGAATTAGGAAGTTGTGCATTTAGACAATGGAAAGCAGATAGTCATTGCAAATTCATACATGGATATAGATTGATAGCCAAGTTTTATTTTACATGTGATTATTTGGATGAGAGGAACTGGGTTGTTGACTTTGGTGGATTGAAGGCACTTAAAAGCGTCTTAGAAAAACAATTTGATCATACATTCTGTGTGTCTGCTGATGATCCTTTGTTGGAACAATTCAAAGCTTTACATGCTTCAGGTGCTGCTGATCTGAGAATCATGGAAAAAGGTGTTGGTATAGAGAGAACAACAGAATGGTGTTTTGAAATAGCAGATGCACATGTTAGAGGCATTACAAATAACAGATGCTGGGTGGAGAAAGTTGAAGTATGGGAGCATGATAAAAACTCTGCAATTGCAGAATATGCTGCACCTGCAACATTTGTCAATAGCAAACACAATACAAAAGTGGAAGGTAAGTTTATTGCTGAACAATTGGAACTCCACATGGATCATCCTTTGGATATTCCTTATGCAACAGCTGTGGGTGCACCTGCACCAGGAATTACACGCGTATCTGCAGGTGGTCAAGTGGATGATACACCCCTCAAGACAGAGATCAAAGGTGCACCAATTGGTAACAAGACAACCACAGGTTTTGGTAATCTCTTTGGCGGTACTTCATGGGGGACGTAGAGAAATCACAGCTTGATGCTGAAACCAGACAGCAGCTGTATGGTGGCGAAATCTCTGATTATTATAAAAATCCTCAGAAAGAATTAAAAGATGACAACAAGGAGTTGGGTAACATATACACCAGAATGAATAAAAAATTATTTAAGCTTGATACTAGCAATGACCTTAACAATAAATCTAAGTAGTTTGCTCCTGGTAATATCCTCTTCAGTGAAGTGGAATGCGTTGATACCATTCTCATGACTCTGATCAGTATCAAAAGCTTTCATTATGTTTGCAAATCCTGACTTCTGAATATCAGATTGCAAAGAATCACCTATCACAAACAACTTACAATTTTTTCCAAATCTGGTCAATATTGTCACAAGCTCACTATGTTCAAGATTTTGTGCCTCATCCACAATTACAACATTGTTTGAAAAAGTTGCACCTCTCAAGAAGTTAACTGGTATGCTTTTCAAGTAATCACTTTCAAACAACATCTCTGTTATCTGCTTGCCAACCAATTCATCACACTTCTCAATAAGCGGTATGCTCCATGGTTTAAATTTTTCATCCACTTCACCTGGTAAACTGCCCAGTTTTCTTGTGGCTGATTCTACTATGCTTCTTATATACACTATTTCATCAATCTTTTTATCTCTAAGCATTGATAGCGCAACATACACAGCCAGGTATGTTTTTGAAGAACCTGCTGGCCCATCACAGAATAGAATTTGTGAGGATTCATCCATTGCTCTTTCAACAAAAGCTTTGTGATGATCATTTAAGTGAAATTTTTGATCAATCTTAAAATTAAGAAAAATATCATTTCTAATGATACCATTTTCATCTTTGGCATGTGATTTGGCAGCTTTTTTAAGCTGTCTGTCTTTTTTTGACATCTACAATTATTTATTCTGGATGTCATTCTTTTAATTGATAATATATTATATATGAAGGAAATAAATGTTACTCTCACAGAAGAAGAGGTGCATAATTTATGGTGTGTTTTAGGAGAATTCCGACGCATTACACGGGATCAGTATCATAGGTTTGTAGGAACTGGGTATGCATACTCCGATAGTGTACACAGTAAAGAGATTTATGATATAGCATGCAGCTTATATAAAAAACTAGTTGAAGATGAACATTCCTAATTTATAATGTGACTATATATGGACGGTACACTCTTTCTTAGTGATGATAAGATATTCCATACCGTAGAAGGCGAAGGCGAGCATGTGGGTAAACCTTCAGTTTTCATGCGTGTTGCCATGTGCAATTTGACATGCCAAGGCTTCAAGAGCAAGGACTCGCCCTATGGTTGTGATAGTTTTGTTAGCTGGTCTGTCAAGAACAAAATGTCCAATGGCAACATACTTGACCTGCTGGATAAAAGTGGTTATGTGGAATTTTTACGCAGAGGTGACATATTAAAAATAACTGGTGGTGAGCCTTTGATTCAACAGAAAAGTTTACTTGCATTAATTGATGACTTTGTTGAGCGCTTCAGCTTCATACCAAGAATAGATTTCGAAACAAACGCTACAATCATGCCTCTACCTAAATGGTATGAAACATATTTTGCCACATTCACAACTTCACCAAAGCTGACCAATAATGGTGACCCTGAAGAGAAGCGGTACAAACCTGAAGTATTAGAATGGCATGCAAAGAATGGTTCAGGATTCAAGTTTGTTGTTTCAAAAGAAGAGGATCTTAAGGAAATTATAGAAAAGTATGTAGCCCGGTTTAACATTAGACGCAGCAAGATCTGGTTGATGCCATGCTGTGGCAGCAGACAGGAGCATGTTACAATTGCACCTTTAGTTGCTGAATTTTGTAAAACCACAGGGTTCAATTTTAGCCCTCGACTGCAGCTTGTCATCTGGGATAAAGCTTTAAAAGTTTAAAATATGAATATTCTTGTTACCGGTTCTGCCGGGTTAATAGGATCCGCAGTTGTGAGACATTTCTGTCAGCAAGATAATACTGTGCATGGCATTGACAATAACATGCGCAAAGTGTTCTTTGGTGCCGATGGGTGCACAGATAGAAATACAAAAAGGTTAAGAAAAACTTTCAGCAATTTCAGGCATCTCAAATATGACATACGCAATAGAGATAAAATATTAAGCCTATTTGCAGATACAAAATTTGATGTAATAATTCACACTGCAGCTCAGCCAAGTCATGATCTAGCTGCAAAAATTCCTTTTGATGATTTCGATACTAATGCTGTTGGTACATTGAATCTACTGGAAGCAACAAGACAACACTGCCCTGAAGCTATCTTTATTCATATGTCCACAAACAAAGTATATGGTGATAACCCCAATAAATTGCATCTCATGGAGTACGAGAAACGATTTGATTATGCTGATAGTGTATATCCTGGTATATCTGAAACATTTGACATTGATAACTGCAAACACTCTCTTTTTGGAGCTTCAAAAGTTGCCGCAGATATTCTCGTGCAAGAATATGGCAGATACTTCAATATTAAAACTTGCTGCTTGAGAGGTGGCTGTCTCACTGGACCCGATCATAGTAGCGTTGAGCTTCATGGCTTTTTAAGCTATCTGGTAAAATGTAATATCACTAAAACACCTTACAAAGTATTTGGATACAAAGGCAAGCAAGTGCGCGACAACATACACAGCTTTGATGTTGTGAGGTTCATGGACCATTTTATTGCTTCGCCAAAAGTAGCAGCTGTCTACAACATTGGTGGTGGCAAGCAAAACAGTTGCTCCATTCTGGAAGCTTTTGATAGAGTAGCTAGTATTACTGGCCGACGGATGGACTATGAATACATTGACTGTGCTAGAGAGGGTGATCATATTTGCTATTATTCCAATCTAGCAAAGATGAAGACAGATTATAAAGATTGGGACATCACCAAGAATTTAGATGATATTTTCATAGAAATAGTTAATTCACATTTGAAAAAGCTTTAATAAGGATTAAATGTTTATCACATGAGAATAGCTATTTCAGGTACAGCATGTCAGGGAAAAACAACTCTTGTTAATGATTTCATAAGAAATTGGCCAATGTATGAAAGATCAGAAGAGAGTTACAGGAGAGTAATTAAAGAAGAAAAGCTTGGAATAAATAAGAACGTTAACAAGGATGGGCAATGGAAGATTCTCAATTGCCTTGTTGATGATCTACAAAAGTCTCCTGCAGATGGGTTTGTATTGTTTGACAGATGCCCACTAGATAACTTGATTTACTCAATGTGGAGCTTTGAGGCCAACTCATCAGATATTGACAAAGATTTTATTGACAAGTGCATACCAGTTGTCAGAGAGAGCATGAAATTGTTAGATATCATTCTTTTTTTACCAATTACTAAAGTAGCCCCCGTGCAAATAGAACTGAAGGCAGACAGAGAAACTGATACCATTTTCATCAAAGAAATAGATAACATCTTCAAAGCAATGGAGAGGCAATATATGTTAAATGGTGGTGAACCTTTCTTCTGTAAAGATGATAAACCTGCACTCATTGAAATATTTGGCTCACCAGAAGAGCGTATCAAGATGATCGAGCTTTATGTAGCAAAAAATGGTAGAATTGTGGATGAAGAAGAGAGTGTCTTGAGTAAGGAGAATCTTGACCTAATGGAGTCACTCCTTTATGCACAAAAGCAAGTAAAAGACAAAGAGGATGAAGAGGGCAAACTATACAATAAATTTATACGCAAGTAATAAATATTATTGTGAGTAATTTTAATAAGAAGGTAGAAGAGCTTCAAGAAAGCTTCCGTTCCATAGTATATAAGAAGCGCGAATTTTATCCTAAAAATTTTAACCTGTCAGAAGACTTTGTTAAAGCATTCAAGAGTGAATACAAGAGACTCATAGATGAAGGGCTAGAACCAAAGAAAGCTTTGGTACGTCTCAATAAGGCCCTTTTATTTCACACTGTCAATCAATAATTGTAAACCAATCTCCAGTACATCAGATTGCCTACAGCTGCAGACTGTACCTCCATGCTATTAATAACAAAGGTGAGAATACCAGTATTGGCATTATAAGTAAGACCTTGGATGCGTGGCATATAATTATATGCTGCATAAGAAACAGTAGGTGAATAATATGGTGTCAGATATATATGAAATGGTTTGATCAGACCTCCAATATTACTAGGCACCGTTATTCCCACAGCATTGCTTGCAGAAGCACCTTGTTGAAATACTGCGGTACCTGTTTGCTCGTACACTACATTAGTTGATGAAGTAGTTGCTATTGTTGTCAGTAGAGCCTGATACTCTGGTGAGCCTGTAACGTAAGTAGCAGATGTAACAACACCATTTGTTATCTCCACCCTGTTATAATAGCTCATTGATCTGTTAACACCTGTCTTGCCATTGCTTGTGTAGGATTGGGCGCTCAATGTATCGAGCGTAAGTGTTGTCAATAATGCATCGTTGCCTGTTAGGGATCCTAGCACAGTCGCATTACCATAGAGATCAGTCTTCACTACATTAAAATCATTAAACGTAATTATCTGTGTACCATTGCTTGTTTGCAGAATAAGATTATCTGTTGCTAGAGCCAATTGTGCTGGTGGTAGATTCAGAATACTTACTGTGGTGCTATTTGTACTATCGATTGCCATTGTTAATATTTATACTAAAATAAAGAGATTCATATGAGTAAAATTGGTATAGGCATAGTTACTTGCAATAGACCAGCATTTCTGCTCAAATGCTTCAATTCTATACCTAAAGCGGATGAGTTGGTTATTGTCAATGATGGTGCAGATTTTAGTGATATAGACAAGTTAAAAGCAAAAAGAGCCTTTCAATATATTCATAATAAAGTCAATTTAGGTGTTTCCAAGTCTAAAAATATACTCTTTAGAAATTTATTACAGAAAAACTGTACTGATATTTTTATTATTGAAGATGATATCATAGTTAAAGATGCAAATGTTTTTAATGAATATATAAAAGCAAGAAACATAACAGGTATTCAGCATTTCATGTTTGGCTATCATGGACCTGCAAATAAGGCAGGTGTTTCAGGTGGCAAAGCCAAGCCGAAATATGTTATTGACTATGGTAAGATGAAGATCGCTATCAATGAGCATAGCGTTGGTGCATTTTGTTATTACACAAGTGATGTGCTCAATAAAGTAGGTATTTTCGATGAACAGTTTACCAATGCCTTTGATCATGTAGATCATGATTATAGGATTGCCAAGGCAGGCTTTTCACCACCCTATTGGAATTGGCCTGACCTTGCTAACAGCATGGATTACCTCGAGGAAATTGAATGCTCTGAAGCAAGCAGTACTATTAGACCTAGGAGCGATTGGAGAGAGAATATAGAAAAAGGCGTTGTATACTTTAAACAAAAGCATGGGTACCTCCCTGCTTGGCAGGGATGTGTACCCGACACATCAGAGGATGAAGTTAAGAAGATACTAAAAACAATTTACAAGAAATATGCTAAATAAATACTTTGACTGCATCTATGTTATCAATCTGAAGCGACGCCCTGACCGCTTAGCTCATATCACCGAACAGCTTACACAAGTTAATATTGCATTCAAGCTAATTGATGCTGTTGATGGGAATGATGTGAAGTGTAACCTCAAGGTAGGTAATGGTTGGAATTACAAGGGTGTTACAGGATGTGCATATAGCCATAAAAAAGTTTATGAAGATGCACTCAATAATAACTTTAAAAAAATATTAATTGTTGAAGATGATAATATTTTTGCTGACAAGTTTGTTGAAAAATTCTCTCATTTTATAAAACAAGTACCAGCTAACTGGGATATGCTTTATTTTGGAGGCAATCATCAAAGCAGACCAAAGGCTATCAACATAAATGTTGAACAAATAACACACACCTATACAACAAACTGTTATGCCATTTGCTGTGATGTATTGCCAGAGCTCTTGAAGTATCTTCCCAGTGACACAGAAAAACTGCCAATGCCAATTGATGTGTTGCTCACAACAATACAAAAAAGAGGCAATAGCTACTCACACAAACCACATATCTGCTGGCAGCTTGGTGATTTCTCTGACATAGAAAACAAGCAACAGGAGACACCATATCTTAAGTCACATGCCAAGAAAGCATCGCTCATCATCTCATCCTTCAATCAAAGTAAGAGATTAAAATTTTGCCTGCAGAGTGCAATCAATCAGCATTATGAAAACTATGAAGTTATTTTGGCCGATGATAATTCCACTGATAGTACCCTCACAATAGCTGAGGAAATGTTTCCTGGCGTGCAGGTATCGCTCAATAAGAAATCACAAAAAAATAAATATACTCTGGCTGACAATTGGAACACTGCTGTAAAATTAGCATCAGGAGAGAGACTCATTTTCACTAATGGTGACAATCTGCTCTCACCTAGATTTGTTGCTGCTCACATGGATCCTGCAATGCAAAATGATATTATTTTTGGTCCAAATGAACGTACTACAGAAGAAATTGTACCACTTTTAGATAGCAATAATACACATCGTGAATTATTGAGTCATATAAAAATTATTGAAAAGGATTTGCGACAAGATGGTAGTTCATACACTTACAATCAACTTTTCAACACCTGGTATCCATGGGGTAATAATTTCTCTGTACCTGCAGATATCTTTAGAGATGCAGGTGGTTTCCCACCAAAAACTTTTTATGGAGGAGAAGAGAAAGAGCTTCTTGATAATATAGTACAAAAATCTAATAATATTAAAATCAAGTCAAATGTACATGCATACACATTGCACCTATGGCATCCACAATTCAATAACACAGAAACCAGAGCAAGAGAAGAATATTTTTTATGATATGTTACCCCCTACTGGGCAAAAATGGTGAGTTTGGCAATCAACTATTTCAAATAGCAGCAACATTATCTCATGCAAAAGATAACAACACAAATGCTTTATTTCCCGCGTGGAACTACATGAATTTATTTAAAACTAAATTAAATTTAAATTTCAATCAAGCAGATGTTAAAAATAAATATTCTGAAAAAAATCTATACTACAACTCTATTCCCAATCTGCCTGACTTAGCACTCTATGGGTATTTTCAATCAGAAAAATATTTTAAACATAATTCTGAACATATTAAACATCATTTTACATTTCTTGATGATCTAGAGACACATGTAAAGACAAAATATACTTTTCTTAGTAACGATGATACAGTTGGTGTGCATTTGAGAACATATTCTCGTGGTGCAATAGATCCAAGACATGTTCATGCAGATGTTCTTGAAAATGTAGCTTACCTGAAGCAATCATTTAATTATTATGGCAAGAATAAGAGATTTGTAGTTTGCAGTGATAATATTGCTAAAGCTGAACAGATACTTGGTGGTAATTTAAATTTAACTTTTATTAAGAGTGGTGATTTAATTAATGATTTCATTGTGCTGAAGAATTGCAGAAACCATATCAATTCTGCTTCTTCATTTAGCTGGTGGGCATCATGGTTGAACAATAATAAAGATAAGAAAATTACTGTGCCGCAGAAGTGGTTCAATGTGACACCAGAGCAGGATTCATGGTATAATTCTAAAGATATTGTACCCGAGGATTGGATAAAATTAGGATAGAGTGTATCATATGCAATATGTTTGAACCGGTTTTACAGTCTGGCTTTTGGGGAGGGTTACCGTTCCCCAAATTCAAGAAACCCATCTTAATTTGTCATGATGGCTTTTGTCAGAAAATTTTTAATGAGAACAAAGACAATTTTAAAGTTTTTATACAAGGCTGTGAACCTGTGCAAGCATTCTACTTAAGTCATCCTAATTTTGATAAAAATATATTAAAGCAGTTTGATCTTGTTCTATACCATGATTCCTCCTTTGCCCTGGGCAAGACCAATAAAATCTTTCCATTTGGCACCTGCAGGATATCAGATAAATTTAAAAAGACCGCTACAAATTATGAAGTATCATTTATTTGTGGAACAAAAAATTATCTCCCCGGCCACAATCTCAGACATGAAGTTTACAAGAGATTAGGTGAGATACAAAATTTATCCATAAAGGCTTATTATACTTTCCCTGCAGGTACATCAGGCAGATGTGAGCCAAAAGATGATATCTTTGCCACATCACAATTTTCTATTGTAATTGAAAATCATAGAAATGAAAATTACTTCACAGAGAAGCTCATAGATTGTTTAGTAGCTGAAACAATTCCTTTCTACTGGGGATGCTCTAATATTGATGAGTATTTTAATAAACAAGGTATTATAAAATTTAATGATGCTAATGATTTGTTTGAGAAGCTCAAGCTAATAACACCTGAATTATACAAAAGTAAAGGGAATATCATAAGAGAGAATAAACAAACAGCATTGCAATATGCTGGTAATTTTGAGACATCACCTCAGTTTTATGTTGATAGGGTAGTTAGAGAGATAAATTCATTATTATGACAATAGACATCGTCTTCATTGGTACAGGTAAATATATTGACTTTCTGCCTTCATTCTATAAGAGTGT